GGGCGATTTTTCACTGAAAATGGTCTCGACGGTCATAACTATGAGCTAGTAGAAACCGATTCCTGTTCTACGGTGCCGTGGGCAACCCTTGCCGTGTGGGCTAATGCTGGCACGCAAGGCCAGTTCATGCAGCTGATGAGCCAAAACACCACCCTGCGTTTTGCTCTCGATATGCTGCGAGTTGGTTTTAATGGCACATCGGTCGCCGTTGATTCGGATCCTGATGCCAACCCCATGGGTGAAGACGTCAACAAAGGCTGGCATCAAATCGTTAAAGAGAAAGCGCCAGTGCAAATCATGACTGATCCTATCTACTTTAACCCTGACGCCACTGGGGTACTGAAAGATGGCGAGTACAAAACACTCGATGCCATTGTCACCGAAATTAAAAACACCTTGATCCATCCCTCTTTGCGTAATGACCCGCGTCTGGTTGTCTTGGTGGGTAGCGACTTAACCGCAACCGCACAAACCAAGATGATGAATGAGGCCGACAAGCCGAGTGAGAAGGTTGCCGCGCAACAGATGGATAAATCGATTGGTGGGTTAAAGGCTTACACGCCGCCGTTCTTCCCCGGTAAACGTATCACCGTCACTCTACTTTCTAACCTGCACCTCTATACCCAGAAGGGCACCCGTTCGCGTAAGTCGGAGAATGTTGAAGATCGTAAGCAACATGAAGACAAGTACTGGCGCATGGAAGGTTATGCCATCGAAGAGTTCCAAGGCTATGGCGCCGTCGATGAGGCCGCAATGAACATAGGCGCGGCACCAGCTGCTTAACGCTTAGATATTTATCAACGCCTGACTAATGGCTTAATCCATTAGTCAGGCCATTGAATTAGCCAACGTATAACTAGTACCTGAGGGAACCATCATGAGTGCCTTTGCAAATTTCAAAAAACGCCACGAAGCCAAACAAGCCGCCGCGCAAGGCAACAGTGAAAAACTCACTACGGAAGCACCGACCGATACCAATCCGGCGCTGCGTTTACTGGCTATTTTGTTCGGTACCAGTGAGCAGAAAGCAATAGCAACAGCTCAGGAGTTCATTGACTCTGGTGCACGAGTTGTCGCGATTGATCCATCGCTTAAAGGTGCTGATAAAACGGTAGTAGCCGAAGTCACCAAAGACGAGGACGGCAACATCACCGATATCAAATCCGACTTACAAGACAGCAGCGACTCGGTAAATGAAACCGCCGGCACTTTGAATGATGCTGCCAACGATGCCGCAGGCTCTGCCACTGAGTTATCAAATACCACTGAAGACGTGGCCGATAGTGCCGCCACTATTGCCGAAGCCGCAGTGGAGGCAAGCCAAGCTGCAGAAGAGATTAAAGAGGTGGCTCAGGAATTAAAAAAGTCACCGGAGGCGCCTCAATCCTCGCCTTCAGAGAAAAACACGAAGCCAAACGAAAGCTCGAAAAAGTAGCTAAAACGGGGAGTGCTTCATACGCCCCCAGTTTGCATTTGCAGTTGATTGAACTCGACGCCGACCAGAAGAAGCTCAAGAGCTTCGCAAGGCGAGAGGACAAGATAACCCACAAGCGCGATGTGTTGCTGCCCAAGTGGCAACCCATAGTCGATGAGTACTTAGCGAAGGTGGCCAGTGGAGATAAACCCTATGACAACCCTTTATTTGCTCGCTGCATTATTTGGCTGTTCGATATATCTGACTTTAGCCGAGCACTTGAACTGGCGTTCAAGGCCATCGAACTGGGCCAACCTATGGCGCCAGGTATTCGCCGCGAGTGGCCGAGCTTTATCTCAGATACGGTATTCGACTGGGCAGAATCTCAGGCTGAGTATGGTCGCAGTGTTGAGCCTTACTTTACTCAGGTATTCAACCAGGTTGCACACCATTGGAAACTGGCTGAGCCCATTACCGCTAAGTTCTATAAGTTCAAGGGTCTCAGCTTACTGCGCAGCACAACAGGCGAAGTTAAGCCAAGCAGTATCGGCGATGCGGATCTACTGCAGCAGGCAGATAGCTATCTTGAAAAAGCGGCCAGCCTGCATAAACACGCCGGGGTAAAGACCGTAAGAAACCAGATTGATATGCGTTTACGTGCCCTCGAAGCCTATGGCTCACAAGAGACAGGCCAAGAGAAACCGTAAACAGGGACCGACTCCCAACCCTCCAGTGCGCTAGCCGAGTGTTTGACAGGTGACTGTTAATAACCACGTCGACGCTAACCGCACTGAACCCAATTAGCTGTTGTGATGAGAGATGAATGATATGAGTGGATTTGGTTTTAACTCAGGTGAGCAGGCAAGTATCGCTATCGACACAGATAGCGGTTGGCCTGAGCTGTCGACTGGCGAGTTTCGTCAGCACCGCCGTATCCCAGAGTTTTTCGAAGAGGCTGTGATCGCCGATTCACTCAATCGCAGCAGCGAAGAAGTTCAACAACAACTTAGTAGCTTCATCATGAAACAGGGCTCGGATGCCCCTTTTGCCCTGAATGAAAATTCAATACCTGTATTTACAGATAAGCAGAAAAGCATTTATCGAGGAGCCGTTTATGCGCGTTCTCATGCCGATCTGCTGGGCTATTTTTCTGCAGTAGACCAGAAGGAATCGGGAGCCAACAAAGCCAGCGAGCCCGAACAGCAAGATGCCATCTTAGCCCAAAGTAACCGTAGCGTTCGCCTGCTGTTTGGCCTTGGCCGCGCGGGAGTGCACAGCCTATGAGCCAGAAAACACAACTGCAGCTTGTCACTGAATTTTTACTGGCCAGCCTTAAGCCACATATTAAAGCCAATAATATCGATGCATGGCAGGAGCACGGCACCCTAGTGATCTGTAACCAAGATTTAGGCCTTGATGGGTATTGCATCGCCAAGTGGAAACATACGGCGGTTATTCATATACAGAATTTTCCTCACCTCAAAGTGAACCCATACAACTTGCTTGCGCTCATCGCTGCCTTTCTGATCGACAGTGATTGGGATAGAGAGACCTATGACTTGGCCGATCCTGATATCGATATCGATGCCGATAGCGACGACAACACCACAATATTGATTGAGCTGCAGCTGCTTGATGACATTGAGATCATCCCCGATGCAAATGGCGGTATTCAGTTCAACGATCAGAACTACAGCTTAGATATTGCGCCGGTTAATGTGGCCGAAACCATAGATACAGTGGTCAGTATTGGCGGTGATGCATGAGTTTGGTCATTACCCCAAATAAGCAACAGGCCTTAAGCCTTAAAAACCAATTGTTGCTGTTGTCGCTGCCAGCTAATAAACGTGTCCGAATCTTAAAAACGTTAGGGATATATGAACGTAAATTGGCCAGAGAACGAATTAAAAAACAGAAAGACGTAAACGGTAAATCGTTCAAACCGCGTAAAGGAAGTGGCAAAGGTAAATTATTAAAACGACTAGGCAAAACCCTTAAACCATTTGTTTTTAATAAGAACAGATTGGAACTCAAACATGAGAATCCATCCGTCGGTAAGACCGCCGCTTTTCACTCAGAAGGTGGGGCTTTTACGATGAACAAAACAAGGGTGGACCGAAGATTTGGAAAGCTTAACAAGAATCAACCATGCAGCCGTGGCATGGCAAAAGCAATATCAAAAAAAGGTTTTAAGGTTAGAAAAAACAAAGGTAAAGGCTTTCGCCGAGCAACGATAAAAGAACTTATGTCAACTCTAACCATGACTCAAGCTGGCGCGATATTGAAAAGGCTTCGTAACAGAGAGGACAAATCAAGTTGGCAAACAAAGGCACCACCGCGCTCATTCTTAGGCGATAGCACCGTCAACGTACAGCGTCAACTAGCCCAAATTATAGAGCAAATTAACTAAATGAACCGTCCACAGATTAAGAGGATAACCCCATGCCATTAGGTGAAGTTACCGTAAACAATCAAAACCAAGGACAGGGTGAGGTGCAAGCCATTGAGCGCCATTTCCTGTTTGTCGGTTTATCGGGTAAAGCAGAAGAGGGGAGCCAACTGTTCTCGCTCAATGCTCAAAGTGATCTTGAGGTGATGTTTGTCGACAGTAATCTGCGCAAACAGCTTATTGCCGCACAGCTTAACGCTGGCCAAAACTGGACGGCGGCAGCGTATCCACTCGCTGCAGATGAAACTATCGCCACAGCCATTGGCCATGCTAACGAAGTGCAGAGTTTCGAAACGGTCGTTGTTTGTGACGTGCAAACCACAGCGGGTGCCATCAGTAGTATTTCAGATACTGTACTCGCATTACAGGGCTCTCATGGTCGCTGGTGTTCAGCCATCGTTGCGCTGCCTGGCATAGATAAAGCCTCCGAAACATGGACCGAATATGAAGCCAAGATGGTGGCTCTTGTTGCTGGTTTAGCCCTGCCGTTAGTGGTGCCGGTACCACAGTTAAATGGTAATAACGTCGGCGTCCTCGCTGGCCGCTTATGTAACCGCAGTGTCAGTATTGCCGATTCACCGATGCGTGTGGCCACAGGCTCAGTTGCCGGATTGGGCGCTATGCCAACCGATTCAGCCGAAGTACCGCTATCACTGGCCAGCCTGAACACCTTAGCCAAAGTGCGATTAAGTGTGCCCCAGTGGTACCCGGATGTGGCGGGCGTGTATTGGGGCGATGGTTCAACCCTCGAAGTGGAGGGCGGTGACTACCAGGTGATTGAAAACCTGCGAGTGGTGCACAAGGCCAGCCGTGAAGTGCGCGTTCGTGCCATCTTGCGTGTGGCTAACCGCATTCTTAACTCAACCCCTGCAAGCATCGAGCTCAACAAGGCTTACTTTATGAAGCCGCTACGGGTAATGAGTAAAACCTACAAGGTGAATGGTGTGCCATTCCCTGGTGACATTGAGCCGCCACGTGATGGTGATATTGCCATCGTATGGATGAGCAAAACCAAGGTGACTATTGCCATGGTAGTGCGCCCATACAACAGCCCTAAGTCAATCACCGTCAATATCATGTTGGATCTTAGCGTTCTTTAAACGCTGTTATTCGAAACGTACAGAGGAGCAAACAACATGCGTTTAACCGGAATGAATTTTAGAACACACATGGGTGATACCCAAGTGCAGGTAGATAGTGCTTCGGTGACCATCACCGACAACAGTGGTGTGTCACAAACTGGCGGGGTGCCGGACGGTGCCGTCGATGGTGACGTGGCGGCAAGCGGTGAAATTACCGTTAATTCAGCTAACTTTGCCTTAATCAGTCAGCAGGCAAAATCAGCGGGTTCTTGGCGAGCAATGCCGAATTTCGATATTCAGTTCTATGCCAAAACCTCACAAGACGAAATGAAAGTCGAGTGCTTTGGTTGCCGTATCAAACTGAGTGACTTGCTCGATATCGATAGCAAGGGTGGCAGTACCAGTCTGTTTAAAATCCCGTTTGATGTAACCAGCCCCGACTTTGTGCATATCGATGGCGTGCCGTACCTGCGCCCCGATGAAATTGAACATATCGTGCAATAGGAATTAGTTATGGATGATGCAGATTTAGCTGTAAGGCATGAACAACGGGCAGAAGAGAGGGCCAAGGCACAGCGCATGTTAGCTAAACCTGCAAAACCCAGCTCCAGCCATTGTATCGAATGCTGTGAGGCCATCAGTCAAGCAAGACGGGAAGCGGTGCCAGGTGTTGAATTGTGTATCGAGTGTCAGACGCTTGAAGAGAGTAGGGCAAAACGATGAGTAAGTTCAAACCTTTGTTAATTTCGCTCGGTCTATCTGGTGCATTACTGACTGGGGGCGCGATGGTGGCTCAGCAAGAGGGATTAATACTCGGCTCATATGTCGATCCTGTCGGCATCGCTACAG